ATCGCCGTGCAGCAGCGAGGTGACCGAATAGAAGTAAGGATCTACAGCAGGTGCTTGTGACCCGCCAAGTAGAATCATCTGATTGCCGCTCATTAGCTGACGTTCCCGTTAACCACGCAGACGGTGCCAGAGACAAACAATATAGTGGCTAGACCTCGCGTTGCTAGAGTCATCGTCGCCTTGTCCGAATCGGTTCCAGCAATGTACGCCGTGGTGATCGAACAAGTGATCGTGATGTTGCCCGAGGTATTGTTGAAGATCGACACCGCGTTACCAGCCGAGAACACCGCATCCGGTATCACAATCGAGCCGCCTGACCCGACTTGAATGAACTCGCCATTATCGCCAGCCACTAGGGTATATGAAGTCGTCTTAGCCGACCCCGATTGCGGGATGCTGCGAAGATTACCCGCGTTATCCGACACCGTACCGCCGCTGACGTTGAGATCTCCGTTAGCCATCGTGACATCTTGTGTCGCATTGATGGAGATCGCGGTTGTACCGCCAGTTTGGATATCGAGTGTGGCAGTACTGTCGCCGGTTGAGACGATACCGCCAGTAGTAGCATTAATTAGGTTAGGCATCGAAGTACATCCTTAAGTGGGCCAAGGAAGCGGTAATGTGACTACCGGTGGGTTGATCTGGGCGTCAAGTTCACGCGCTACATTCGCCTCAACCTCAGCCTTGTCCACGCCGTTTGCCCATACCCAACCAAGCACTTCATCCTCGGTTAAATCGGCATAAGCGGTAAACGTGTCGCCGGGTGCGGCAAAACCTACGCTGCCATAATTGGATGCGCCGTACTTGCCATCTACCGCGCTACAGCGCCATGCAGCCGTTACGACGACATCGGTAAGCGAGCCTTCTTGCGGCTTTACGGACATTTGTTCAATTTTCCAAATAATCATTTGGCCTCCAATGCTGCAATACGAGCCTTTAATGCATCGTTGTCGGCTTTAAGTTCTTGAATGGCCTTAACCAGCACCGGAATTAGAGCAGCAGGGCCGACTGATTTGTACGGATCGCCGTTTTCGTCCTTATCGCCCATGACATCCACGGCATCGGGGAATACCGCTTCCACTTCCTGTGCGACAAACCCAAGTTGGTTTTTTCGGTTGTTGCCAAAACCGTTTTTGAAGTCAAAGCGAACAGGTCGCAGCGCATCAATGACCGACAAACCTTCGGTTGCAGTACGCACATTTTCTTTAACGCGGGCGTCGGACAATGACTGAATAGTCGTGTTTTGGGCGTACACGGTTCCATCGCCACGCACGGCAAACTGTACTGTAGGCCCGCTTGAATAGCAGCGTATAAAATGAAATCCGGTTCCAGACGCATGATTTAAAGCAGTGACTTGGAATAAATCCGCTGTTTGTCCAGATGATGCGGTTGTTCCAATTCTTCCAGAAACTGTATTTGTCGAAATATAAGTGACAAATCTTGCGTCGGCGCTTGTTGTTCCAACAAGCACGTTGCCGCTGGAGTCAATACGCATACGCTCGCTGCCGCCGGTATAGAAGGTCATCGGCAGGTAGGTGCCGGTGCCGGTTTTGTCAGCGTTGATAATGACAAGGGACGATGTGGCGTTTGCTTCCATACTTGCGGTAGAAGCATTTGCGGGATCGCTCGCAGAAAACAATTGCAGCCGAGTGTTTGTTCCCGTGCCGTTTGGGAACGCGCCAACGATAGTGTTCCCATTCGTTGTGCTAGTTTGAAATGCGAGCCGGTTGCTTAACGTCGCATTGCTGAAATCGCCCGTGATGCGCTGTCCGGTGGACGAGAAGGTGAGGTTGCCGGTAGCAAGCGATAAATTACCTGTCGCGCTCAATGTAAGTGCGGTTGCCCCACCAGCCCCCGTCTTTACGACAAGTTCGCCGGTTGTATCGCCCGTGACGACAAACGCTGTGGTAACAGTAGTGCCGGTTGAAATCGTACTCATACCACTAACCACCTTTGTCCGGCAGGGACAGTCACAGCGTATCCAGAAGCCACGGTCACAGGACCTACGCTAAGACCATTACGCTCTGTCGTGATCGTATAGTTGCTGGCGATGTTGATGAAGCTCTCAAGGATCGGCTTGTTTGCCGCGTACGCAGGGAGATCACAGAATACGTTCTTAGTACCCGCCGAGAAGTTGACCAAGCTGCCGCTATTTGACGACGCAAGAACAGTCGTACGAGCAAGGGTCGTACCCGATGCCGTATACGTGCCGATACCCACTTCCCATTCGGTTAGCGTTTGATGCGCTATGGTGTAGTAGGTCGTGTTCCCGTTGCCAATAACTGCAAAAGACTGATAGCCGGTCACAGCCCCGTCTAAGGTAGCCGTGCCGGTACCGATGATCTGCGAGGTTTCGTTTACTCGGTCAGCGAGTACAAGGGCCATTTTAGACCCCTGTCAGTTCGTCTTCCGCAAACCACCGCTGCTGAGCCTTGCCTTCAACATCAGTCCACTCAACGAGGCAGTAGATAACACCGTCCTCGTCCATGCGAAGAGCAATTACAGGGCCTTGCGGGATGACGGCTTGAACCTTAACGGCATCGCCTTTTTTAAACTTAGCCATGACTACTCCTTACGCCGCGTCGAGACTAAACGTGTAGGTGACATTCAGCGTATCGCCTGACGCCACAGTTCGATCACCGGGGGCTTGGAAATCCGAAGCCGAGAACAGGATGCCCGTGCTACCAAGCTTCGTGTTGTTATTCACGAGGAAGGCACCACCAACTACCGCTGACGCGTTGATGTTGAACTGCGCCGGGGAACCTGAGTTCGTGATGATCGACGGGTCAGCCAATGAAGCCGCCGCAAACGTAGCAGCCGGACGAGTCGCGTTGCTATACGGAGCAATCTCAGTCCAGCCCGCGTGCGAAGCCATCGTGTCCGAACCTGACGGAGTGTTCGCAGCACCCGCACCATACAGGCCGAGATACCACGCCGCCGTGTAGGACGAACCCGTGAAGTACTTGTTGTTCATGTCCTGCAAGCCAACATCAACCACGAGGTTGTGCGACTCAGCCGACCACTTCAGGTTACCGTCCTTATCCAAGCACTCGATGCGATACACACCACCAGCCGAAGCCTTAGCGGTAGATCCGAGGGCCTTCTCCAAAGCAGCGCCTACTGCATCTGCCGTCTTAGCCTTTTCGTTAAACATCTCAGTAACTCCTCAAGTAAAACGTAGCAGCGCAGAACTCGACGTGTTCGGGGGCATCTGCACCGTGAACGTGCCACTAGCCGTCTTGTCCGCGCCAAAACTCAAGACAGCGATAGATTTGTTGCCCTTGCTTACGTTGTAGATCAGACCGCCAGCCGCAGTGAACGTAGCCGGAGTCCACACAACGTTGTTGAAGGTAACGTAAACGATACCGTTTGATGCACTAATCTGTGCGCCAGTAATAGTCTGACCACCTGCGGAGTAACCCCCGCCCGACACTTCGGCAGTCGTCGTATACACAGTCGTGTCTTCGTTGATGTTAGAAGCCGACGTATACAACGCCATCTTTAGCGTATCCGTAAGCAGGTTGTGGACGCCTTGCAGCATCTCCTGACGGAAGCTAAGTGTCTGTGTCTGAAAGATAGCCATTAGCTAGTTACCGGTATACGAACCTGACCACTGCGGTACGCGTCACGTCGATTCAAGCCATCGCCCAAGCGAGCCAACTGCTGCATAGCTTCCTGATACTTCTGCTCGTAGTACTGCATCATGTCGGCTTCACCCTTCAAGTAGGTGTACGCCTCGCGCAATGACCCGTACAGCAGGACGGTCTCGTAGTTATTACCAAGCCAAGTCGTACCAGCCGTCACGATTGACTCCGGCACGTAGTAATAGTGCATCTCGACCTGATACGCCAAATCCGGGGTCGGCCCCAGAATGAACGTGTTGTCATCGAAGATCGCATAGTACTTAGGCTTAGCCTGATCGTCCGGGTCCGGGTATGACTGACGGATAAAGTTCACGTCCTTGTCGAGCAGGAACTCTTGAGCGTTCGTAACCGGATCAATCACAGCCAACGAGAACGTCGCCAACCAATCAGAGGGCAACGTCAGGTACTTATTACCAATCGTCAACGTACCAATCTGGTTACGACGAATCGCCGGGATCTGAACCGAGTTATATACGCGCTCTTCCGCAAGTTGTACGAACGTAGGGATATTCGCTACGAACGACGTTTCCGTGGATTCGCAGTACTGTTGTATCAACGTTGAGAGAGTCGCGTAATTCATCGCCTATTAACTCCAGCCAGCGCGGACCTTGCCGTTGTTCTTGAGATTAATCTGCGACACGAACTTCTTACCCTTGGTGGCAGCGCCAGCGCCGCGCATATCCATGTGGGTAACGCCCTTGTTAACATCTTTCTCAGGATAACCGTTCTCACCGGTCGAATCGGTGTTCGGCTTGATCTTACCTACATCCTTCATGATGATTACCTCGGACCACTGCTCTTGCGAACAGGACTGCGCTGGTTCATGACCTTTGCCATGTTGCGCCCGTACTTCTTCATCTCTAGGTTGGTTTTGCCACCGGCCCGGAAGCCTTTAGCATTTTTACCGTGAGCCTTACTCGCCGGGAGTTTGGCGTGTTCCTTCAAAGTCATAGCCATTTTCAATTCTCCTAACTAGCCGTTACATCGCCCACTAAACATTGGGCTACTAAATCATTCGGGGTAAGCCCCGCGTCGTCGGCTCTAGCACCACCAATAGGTGCCCAGCCCCATTGAATCATTCTACTACCACCCGCGCCATTATTGCCGGGTTCGAAATAACTCAAGTCCGGACGCGGATTCCGCAAAGCCTGCGGGTCATCGACTGGATAAAGACCTAGCGACAACTGTGGTTGATCAGGTTCCCAGCACTCTTGGCATACCAAGATATTCACGTTCTTGGTCTTGATGACCAAAGACTTTAACTGCCGAAGCTTGAACCGGAATCCACACCGGTCGCATTCCGCAATTGCATGTTTGCCACTCGCAAAGCGATTAGGCATCTCAGTACCCGCCTAAGAACGACTCTCTCGGAACAAATCGAACCGCAGCCTTTTCACGATCCTCACCAGCAGCCAGATCCCAAGCCTCGTCGTACTGTGCTTTTAATACAACAGTGCGAGTTTCCGCGCCGGGAATCTTCATCGACAGCATGTAAGCCAGACCCGCAACCAAACACGGCAAGAATCGGAATGGAACATCCTGCCCATTCACACCGTTACCGGGGTCCTGCATACGACGCAGACGGGTATAGACCAGCGTCCAAGTCGTCGTGTTATCCGGCTTCGGCCATACCGTGAACTGCGGATACTGCACAACGTTGGCAGAGTTAGTTGCACCCGTCTTGCGATTGATCCAAATCTGGATCGGGCGACCCGTCGCGTTCTTGTTCGGAATGGACAAGTAGGTACTGGATGAAATGCGCGTAATGTTGATATCTTGCTGGTTCGTGCCAGACCCAGTACGTATCACGTGATCAAGAAGATCCACCGTATCCACCGGCAAATCGTAAGTACCTTGGTTGTAGGTCAGCGTGTGGGTGCCTTCCTCCAACGTCCACAAATTAATACCGCGATTGGCCCAGTCCATCAGTAAAAGGGCAAGACTGCGCTTAGCCGTACGGAACTCATAACCCGTACGTAGTTCAGCACCACAACGCTCAAAAGCCTCTTCTACAATCGTATTGAGGTCAAGGTTGAAGTCGTTAGTCGCGCTAGTCTTATCGACCATTACTTCTTCCTCTTACTTACCTTTTTGGCGGTACGAGCGCGTTTTAGCAGCAATGCCTTTGGGTTGCTGTACGAACTGTTTGCCTTGGGCTTTGCCTCGACGCTTGGCGGCGGTGGTTCGGGCGTACTCGGCGGGGGAGAGTGCCTTGATAGCAGCCTCCGGAAGATACCTTTCACCCGTGTCAGAAGATCGTTTACCACTCTTCGTCCTCCACTTCTGGGCAGTCCAAGCCTTCAAAGATTGTTGCGGGGCTTTCACGACTTATACCCCTGACTATTCTCTTTTAAGTACACTACTGCGGCCTCAAGAATTTCAATTTTGTCTCTTGCGTGCCCCAAAACTGTATTACATGGATTACAAAGTAACCCTCTTACTTTGCCAGAACTGTGGCAATGATCGACATCTAGTCTTTTACCAAGTTCTTCTTCTGTAATACCACAAATCATACAGGAATAGTTTTCAGCCTCACGCATAGTCTCCCACTGTTCATACGTCATGCCATAACGCAGACGCAGTTTTTCAGACTTTCTATTACGCGAGGTCGTCGAACTTTCCCGTCTGTACTCTTGATGACAAGGCTTACAACGGGCGCTTAAATAATGTCTATCAGTCCAACGATCAAAAAACTGATAAAAATCAACCTCGTCTTTTTCAATCCCGCATAAACGGCATAATTTAGTCACGGTATGACCCGCCCCGCCGCTTATATTCTTTTGCTAATAACTGACTCTTTCTCGCGCTCCACTGCCCTGCTGCCGTACCCTGAACCGCACTATTCTTAATACGATTGAACAGGGCTTTACGCATTCCCGGCTTGGTGTAGTTTCCGGCCTCGTTGACCTTCGACTCCCCGCCCTTCTTAAAGGTGCGGATCGGCTTCCCAGTACCCTCAACAGGTTTAGAGTCCCCACGGCGTTTGGCCCTAGGAACTTTACTGGGAGCCACAATCCCCATGCCGCGAGAAGGCATCATTAGACAAACTTGCCCTTGGTCTTGCCTTTTACAGCGCAGCCATCAGCACGCTTGGAAGCGGAACCAACCGAACCGCCACCAGCATATCTCTTAACCTTTCCACGAGCGTATCGGCGCTTCGGGCCACCCACATCGTAGTCGCCCTGCTTTAAGGTTTTCAGAGCCTGAAGATCCGCCTCTTCATCAGCGGACATACCGCCTGCTGCATACTTTTTCATTAGCACTTACCGCCGTAAGCCATCTTGACTACCTTGCCCTTGGTCTTGCCCTTGCTGGCAATGCCATCAGCGCCCTTGCGGTACGAACCAGTCATACCACCACTGGCCATCTTCTTCATACCGGCTTCTTTCATCTCGTGCTTGAGCATAGACTTCGGAGCGCCTTTCTTCTTCATGAAAGCCACTTCCTTCTTCATCATTGACTTTGACTCTTTCACAGAACCACCTTTTTTGTACATGGGTTCAAATTCCGGAAGCGGACGAGCACGAACAGGGGCTTCGCCACGTCGCTCACGGGGCATCAATCTTTCACGTTCTGGACGACGAATCATTTGGATTTACCTTTGAATTTACGGCCCTTGTCGGCCTTCATGAACTCTTTCCCCACTTTCGTAGGGATACCCAACCGCTTAGCAGCCTTCGGATCGTTAGCGACCAAGGCCATCAAACGATGCTGTTTACCGGACTTACTTGGCACGGTTTTTCCACCGCTTAATAAGATCTTTAACCGTATCGGTTTCGTAGATACGGATGCCCGTCCACACAATTGTGATTAGTGCTGCAACTGATGGGAGCATCTCTATCAACGTCCCTACAACGGTAAAGACCGAAACTGCATCACCAACGGTCTTAATAATTTCCTGACTCTCTTGCTTCATCTTCAGC